ACCAACGGACACTATTCAGGAGCACAAATAGATGCATTATTAACTGGTGCTAATGGTACAAGTGATATGCCAAGTGCTTTAAGGTTTTTAACTTCTGCTGACGGATCATCTACTCCAACAGAAAGAATGCGTATTGATTCTTCTGGAAATGTTGGTATAGGAACTACGAGTCCTTTATCACACTTAACTTTTGAATCAGATCATTGGAACACAGGAACAGAAGATGGGCCGTCAATACGATGGAACAATGGAATTACAACTGCTGATTCATTAATACAGTCTTTTGAAGATGCTAATGTTGCTCCTTTTTTAATTGGTATGAATTGCTGCATACCTTCAAGTGGAACTTATGCTCCTTTTAATTCTAGTTATGCGTCTAGCTTTATATATCAAGGAGCTTCTGGAAGTATACTATTAGGTACTGCTAGTTCTGGTACTCCAACTGCAAGAATGACTATTGCTGCAAATGGAGATGTATCTTTTGATTCATTCTCTTACAGCGTAGCTAGTGACTTAATGACTATCAATAATGGACTTTTCTTAAGTTCTGGATATATAAGAAGTGGGTCTGCTGATTTCAGTTTAGGTACTGCGGCACAGGGTTCAATGTTAACTTTAAGTAATACTAATGGAAACCTAGTGTTTAACAAGACTGGCGATGGTACTGCTGCTGGAACAATTACTCACCATACTAATAATTTCTTTTATATTAAGGGTGGATCGGAATCACTAATAATGGGAACTGATGATTTATATGGATCTATACAACTAGCTCCAAGTACTAATAACAGCTCATGGAATGTTAATGATGGAGCTGCTATTACTATTAATGGAAGCACTAGAGTATGTAGTGGGGACTTCAATGATACATCTGATGTAGCTCTAAAAGAAAATATAACTAATATAACAGGTGGTTTATCAATAATTAAACAACTACAACCACGAAATTTTGATTGGAAAGAAGAAGCAAAAGCAGATGGAGCAGCAGGATTTATAGCTCAAGAAGTAGCAACTGTACTACCTAATGAAGTTCAGGGAGAAGATTATTCAGTAGGTACTAAAGATGAGCACGGAGTTAAGACGGGAAATAGTATGGGTAAAACAATAAAACTAGCAGGTATACTAGCTCATGCAGTAAAAGCAATACAAGAACTAGAAGCAAGAGTAAAAACATTAGAAGGATAATATGGCATTAACAAGAATAACAACAGGAATAATAGCAGATAACACACTAGCTGTAGCAAATATAGCGGATAACGCTGTGGACGCAACAAAGATAGCTTCCAATAGTATATTGACTAGACATATAGATGATAATCAAGTAACTACAGATCAAATAGCTGCCAATACGATAGCAACAGCCAATATAGCTGATAATGCAGTAGACGGCACTAAGATAGCCCAGAATAGCATTCTTACTAGACATATAGATGATAATCAAATAGGTATAGATCAATTAAATGTATCAGACGGTTCAAGTGGACAATTTTTAAAAACAGACGGAAGTGGAACTATGTCTTTTGCAAGTGCTCCATCAGATGTAACTGTATCTACAACTGCTCCTGGCTCACCATCAGCAGGAGATATATGGTTTAATTCTTCTACTTCTACAGTTAGTGATATTGAGGCCAAGGCTATGGCTAGTTATACTGGCACAGAGTGGTCTCAAATGAGTGAGATCTTATTCTCAGCAACTGGAGGAACGAAAACTACATCTGGAGATTATACAATACATACATTCTATTCATCAGGTACATTTACACCAACCAAGGCTGGTACTGTTGATATTCTTGTAGTTGCAGGAGGAGGCGGCGGTGGCGGTGGCGCGGCTGGCTACGATGGTGGCGGCGGAGGAGGTGCAGGTGGTATGCAAGAATCTGCTAGTATAAGTGTAACTGCACAAGGGTATTCAATTGTTGTTGGTGCTGGTGGTGCAGGTGGTGATAATACTCCAAATAATGGAAGTGCAGGTAGTGACTCATCTGGATTAGGTGTTACATCTACAGGTGGCGGCTATGGCTCTAAGCCTAACGTCAATGGTGGTAATGGTGGTTCAGGTGGTGGTGCTGGTGGTGGAGGTGCAAGTGCGCGTACTGGAGGTTCTGGAACATCAGGTCAAGGTAACGCTGGCGGAGCTGCAAACGATACTCGCTCTGATTGGGGTCTAGCTGGAGCTGGTGGTGGTGGTAAAGGAGGCGCTGGAGGACCGTGGACAGCCCCTGCCTCAAGTAACAAAAATGTTGGAGGTACTGGCGCAAATAGTTCATATTCTGGCTCTGCTGTTGGTTATGCTGGTGGCGGCGGCGGCGGCTCAGGTACAGGGGGTACTAATGTTGGAACTGCAGGTACAGCTTCTCACGGCGGTGGTTCTGGAGGTAGTTCGGCTAATGGTGAAAATGGAACAACAAATCGTGGCGGAGGCGGCGGCGGTGGTGGTTCATCAACGGCAACCAGTGGTGGTAATGGGGGCTCAGGTATTGTTATCATTAGATACACAACTTAGGGAGATTATATGGCACATTATGTAAAAATAAGTAATAATTTAGTAACACAGGTGATAGTTGCAGAGCCTGAGTTTTTCGATACGTTCGTTGATTCATCTCCTGGCGAGTGGATTAAGACTTCTTATAATACTCGTGGCGGTAAACATTATGATCAAGATTCTAACGAAGATAGTGGTACTCCATTGAGAAAGAATTATCCTGGAATTGGAGATACATATGATTCAACACGGGACGCCTTTTATAAAGCACAACCTTATGCATCATGGGTATTTTCTGAAGCCACATGTCAATGGTCAGCTCCAGTAGCTTATCCAGATGATGATAAAAACTATGAGTGGAACGAATCAGAAACTAATTGGAAGGAGATAAAATAACATGGCAAGAACAACAGTACCAAACGAACTAGTCGCAGTAAATGCGATTCAGGGAACACTAATAGCGGATAATGCTATTACAGCAGTACACATAGCAACAAATGCTGTGTCGGGGACTCTTATAGCTGATAATGCCGTAACCTCTACTCATATAGCAGAGAATCATGTAACAGCTACTCAAATAGCACAGAACACAATAACTGTAACTCACTTAGCAGATAGTGCAGTTGAGAATGCAAAACTAGGAGCTGACGCAGTAACAGGAGCAAAGCTGGCAGATAATGCTGTAGATAGTGAACACTATACAGACGGATCAATTGATACCGCTCATATAGGTGATTTACAAGTCACAGCAGCTAAGATTGGAGCAAACGCAGTAACACTAGCTAAGATGGCTAGTTTGGCTCGAGGAAGCATACTAATAGGAAATTCATCAGCAGATGTAACAGCACTAGCTATAGGTAGTAATGATTATGTACTTACTAGCGATGGCACAGATATAGCTTGGGAAGCCGCAAGTTCTTTTAATGCAGATGCAGCACAAGTATTTAATGAAAGTGGTAATGATGTAGACTTCAGAATTGAATCAGCTGATTCAACCCATATGTTCCAAGTAGACGCGGGAACTAATAAAATTGTAATGAGTGCTAATCCTGCTGATGATACTCAAGCAACACCACATGATATTTTAACTTTAGCTGTACCTTATGCAAATGCTGGTGGAACAAATGGTGCAGCAGGGCTCGGTCCTGCAATACTATTTAAAGTACCTGATGATGAAACTAACCCATCTGTAGGTGGTCGTATTTCAGTAGTAAGATCTGCAGCTGATGATAGTGATAGTTCTTCAGATATGGTTTTTGAAACTTCTCAAAATGATGAAACTTTAGATGAAGCTATGCGTATTGCTGCAAATGGAGATGTACTTATAGGACAAACTTCACAAACAGGTTATACATTCGCACAAAAATTAGTAGTAGGAGATGGTGATGCTAATGATGGTATCACTATTCAATCAGGTTCAACGCATCAAGGTAATTTAGCTTTTAATCATTCAGACGGAACAACTGCATACGGCAGAATACTTTATCAGCATGATACAAACTACATGGCATTTATGACGAATAATGCTGAAAAAATGCGTATTTATTCAGCTTCTTCTGCAGGAACACCTCTTGTAAAAATAGGCACAGCACATGGAAACGGAAACTTATGTGTACAATCTGATGATGGTAGTTGGGACGGTGGTATAACAATAGAAGCAGACTCAACAACTGGTGGAGCAGCTGGTTATGGAGCTTTATTTTACTCTCAAGGTGGACATGCTAATAGTAATGTTAAATGGGGTATAGGCTTTTTAAATAATAATTCTGAAAGCGGTAACTATGATGACCTGATCATTATTAATAAAGGAGCAGACACAACATTAGATGTTGGTGCCAGAGATGATGTCCAAGTATGGTTTGATAAAAGCACTAATAATACTAGTTTTGGTGGAAATGTTGGTATAGGAACTACAAGTCCAGGTGTAGCATTACATATTAATCATGCGACTGACGTTGCTACAAGGTGGTCTACTACATCAGGAGCTACTTATTCATTTCAAATAGGTCAATACTACACAACTTGGCAAGGATTAGCTCACCCAAATATCTGGCAGCCTATTGATGGTAGTGCTTCAAGTGATATATGTATTACAACTGCAACAAACAATGCGACAGCAGGTATAGTTATAGATGCTTCTTCAGGTGGAAATGTTGGTATAAAAACTGCGAGTCCAACTTATCCTTTAGAGGTAACTGGTTCTAGTGCTAAAGGGATTCTAATTACTGGTGTTGGCTATAATGCTAATACAGGCTGTATAGTAACTTCACCACCAGGCAATACCACTTATGAAGCAATGGTATATTTAAATTCTTCAGGTTCAAATGTAGGTCACATACAAGTTTCAAGTGCTAATACATCATATACAACTTCATCAGACTATAGATTAAAAGAAAATGTAGACTACACATGGGATGCCACAACAAGAATCAAGCAACTAAAACCTGCTAGATTTAATTGGATAGCAGATGATACAAATACACTTCAAGATGGTTTCTTGGCACATGAAGTATCAAGTATTGTTCCAGAAGCAATAACTGGAGAAAAAGATGCTACAGATGACGATGGAAACCCAGAGTTGCAGGGAATAGATCATTCAAAATTAGTTCCCTTATTAGTAAAAACAGTACAAGAACTAGAAGCTAGAATAGCTACTTTAGAAGGATAATATGGCTAGAACACAGGTACAAACAGAATTAATAGCAACTAATGCGATATCGGGAACGATTATCGCAGACAATGCAATCACAGCAGTTCACATTGCTACTAACTCTATATCAGGAGTACTAGTACAAGATAGTGGTATAACTACTACTATGATTGCAGCAAACAATGTAACAGCAGCAAAAATAGTATCAGATGGAATTGAAACCAGACATTTACATAGTAATGTTGTATCTGGACTATCAGCAGTTACAGCAGCTAGCGGAGATTATGTACTTATAGGAGATACCTCAGACTCAAACAATCTTAAAAAAGCATTGGTTAGTGACTTAGGAGAATCAAATAGGCTACCACTAGCAGGTGGTACATTAACAGGTGATTTAATATTAGGTGATAATGTTAAAATAGAAGTAGGTTCAGCAAGTGGTGGAGATTTACAAATTTATCATGATGGCAGTAATTCTTATATAGAAGAGGCAGGAACTGGTAATTTATACATAAAAAGTAATGCAGATAATTATATCAATCTGACTAGTGCAGCTGCAGATGCTAATTTAGGTTTAGTTTTTAGAGATTCTGGAGGAACACAAAGAGGCTACCTTCTTTTTGATTCTGATGATTATGTCATGACATTTGGAACTTCAGCAGAAAGAATGCGTATTAGATCTAATGGATCTGTAGGTATCGGTACTGCTGGTTATGACGGTCAAATATTAGCAGTAAATTCTGGTACAGAAAATACGGTTTTTTATGGGGAAAGTACTGATGCTGATTGTTATGCTTCGTTTAGAGATAATTCATCTACTGTGAATGTAATGATTGGTGCTACAGGAAATGATCTATGTGTTCAATTTGATGGTACTGAAAAAGTAAAAGTTGCTGGAGCAACTGGTACGATTACAGCAACAGGAGGAGCATTATCGTCTCCTACCTATTCTTTTCAAGGTGATACATCTACAGGCATGAGCAGACCAACTGGTAGTACAGTAAATTTTGTGTGTGGTGGTACTGAAAGGGCAAGAGTAACTGCTAATGGCATAACTTTTAACGGAGACACAGCAGCAGCCAATGCCTTAGACGATTATGAAGAAGGTACTTGGACTCCAGCTTTTTATACATATAGCGGAGTAACAACATCATCAATAACCATTAATCTTGCTACATATACAAAAATTGGAAATATAGTTCATATACACGCAAACATAGATGTAACACTATCTTCTCTGCCCGGTCAAACCGTTACTATAACTGGATTACCATTTACAGCTAGTAACGCAGGTGCTACAGGACAAAGAGCAATTATAGCGCTAGGTGGAGATACTTCAAATACAGGTGGAAATACTCCTAAAGCACACTTTAGGACAAATGGTTCTCAACTGGAAGGATTATATTATAATGCGAGTAACAACACAGCGTATTGGGCTTATTCTCATATGGACTCATCAACATTTGCGCTACACATACATGGATTTTATACAGTTTAACAATTATGTCTATCGGAGATAGGCACGGACAGGAGAAAAAAAATGGCAATAACAAAGACAACAGTAGCAGATAAAATTGAAACTATTGAAGATGGTAGTGTTCAAGTAAGAACAGCGACTATTATTAAAGAAGGTGGAGTTGAATTGACTCGTACTTTCCACAGGCATGTCTTAGCACCAAGCACTAAAACAGATGATACTTGGGGAGATACAGATATATCAGGTGAAGATGCAAGAGTACAAGCAATATGTAATGCAGTATGGACATCATCAGTTAAAACAGCTTATCAAGAAGCACAAGACGCATAAAAAAGCCCGCTAGTTAGCGGGCTCTTCGTTTGTGTCGTCTGTATCGGGTTCAGCTTCCAAAATTTGTTGAAGTCTAGTAGTATAGCCTTCTTTAGCAAGAATTAGCCTATCCAAGTTTCTTCTAGCTTGATTAGTTTCTTGGTCTACTAAATTAATCTCCAAAACAAATGTCTTAGCTTCATCACTTAAATCAGAAATAATATATTTCTTATCATTAAGAACTAATACAGGTTCTTCTCTAACTTCATTATCCGTCATTTGAATATATCCTTCCAGTTTCCACTTGTACTACCTCTTGCATACTCTGTAGCACGATTTTCAAAAAAGTTGGTATGCTCAACACCATTTAACATATAATCTAACCAAGGTAAAGGGTTTTCATCACTATGAAAGATATTCTTTAAGCCTAAACCTAATAATCTTCTATCTGCGATATATCTAATATATGCCTTTACTTCGTCTGCTGTTAATTCAGGAATTTCTGCATTTTCAAAGCAAGTATCAATAAAAGCATCTTCTAGTTCTACTACTCTTTCAGCAGCACAATAGATTTCATACTTCAACTTATCATTCCATTCTAAAGGATTCTCCCTTATAAATGTCTTAAATAAATTGCTCATACTTTCTACATGAAGGGATTCGTCACGAATACTCCATGTAACAATCTGTCCCATTCCTTTCATTAGATTATGTCTAGGGAAATTTAAGAGTATAGCAAAACTACTAAACAATTGTACTCCTTCCGTAAACCCACTATAAACAGCCAATGTTTTAGCCATCTCAAAAGGATTTTCCATATTAAAGTTTGTTAAGTAGTCATGCTTATCTGCCATAGTTTGAATCTGTGAGAACATTCTATATTCTCTTTCATCATATCCAAGTGTATCTAATAGCAAAGCATATGCTTCTTGATGTACTGCTTCCATAGAAGCAAATGCTGAAAGCATCATTCGTACTTCAGGTTGTTTAAATACTGGCAAATAGTGAGTAGCATAGCCACTAGCTACATCTACATCAGCTTGTGTAAAAAATCTAAATATCTGAGTAAGTAATTTTTTATTACCCTCTGATAATTTCTCTCTAAAATCCTTTAAATCATCAGCAAGATTTACTTCCTCTGGAAGCCAATGCATTTGCTGTTGTAACTTGTAGGCTTCAAAAGCCCACGGATAGTTAAAAGGTTTATAATAATTTCTTTCTTCTAATAAATTTGCCATTATCCCTCACATGCTAAACAATCTTCTTCTCCATAGTCGAAGATATACTCTCTTAATTTTTTATCCGATACTGTATCGGCCCTCTTTATTGCTTCACTACGCAAGTAGTAAAGCGTTTTCATTCCCTTTCTCCATGCCATCATATGAACATTGTGTAGTTCTTGTTTTGACACATCAGCAGGAAAGAAAACATTACAACTTTGAGACTGGCAAATAAATTCCTGTCTCATAGATGCTAATTGTATAACCCATCTTTGATCTATCTCTACTGCGGTAGCGAATACTCCTTTCTCATGTTCATTCAAAAACTCTAAGTGTTGAATGGATCCATGATTCGTGATAATACTTTTCCAAACTTCGTCTGTGTTTCTACCTTTCTGCTCAAGTAACTGTTCAAGATACTTGTTCTTAAGTAGAGAACTCCCCGTCTTAGTCTTTTGAGTAAACGCGTTAGCTCTGAAAGGCTCAATACTAGGACTTGTATTACCACAGATAATGCTAGAACTAGCATTAGGAGCGATAGCCAGAAGATGAGCATTGCGTACTGTTCCACCTTTGTCATCAGGACACGCTCCTCTTTCTTTAGCAAGTTCTTCAGTTTCAAACTGTGCTTGCTCTTTTATATGCCTGAACATAGTATAATTTGTACTTTGAGACCACATACTTTCAAAAGCTATGTTTTTCTTTTGTAAATATGCGTGGAAGCCCATGGCCCCAAGTCCAATACTTCTTTCTCTCATGGCACTAAATCTTGCCTTTTCCAGAGAGTCTGGAGCATTATCAATGAAGTAGGTCAATACATTGTCTAGAAATCGTACTAAGTCTGGGATAAAAAATTCATTATCTTGCCACTCATCAAATTTCTCCAAGTTTACACTTGATAGACAACATACTGCCGTTCTTTCTTCATCTGTAGGTAAAGTAATCTCAGAGCAAAGATTGCTATGATTTACTTTTAAACCCAATTCTTTTTGAAACTCTGGTAGAGCTTCATTCACAGTATCTTCAAACATTATGTATGGTTCTCCTGTTTCAACTCTATTTTGAATCAGTTTTACCCATAATGTTTTTGCTTGTACTGTCTTTTTCACTTCCCCACTATGTGGGTCTATTAATTCCCAGCTATCATCAAATCCATCTTCTTGTGTTGCTCTATCTATTAACTCCATGAAAGAGTTAGGAATAACAACAGCGTGATGAAGATTAGTTGATTTTCTGTTAATGTCACCGCCAGTAGGCTTCCTGACATCAAGAAACTCTTCAATCTCTGGGTGACTAATGTGTAGATATGATGCATAACTACCTCTCCTTGTAACACCTTGACTGAACGCTAACATTTGTGCGTCCACTACTTTCATAAACGGGATTACTCCCGTACTTTCACTCCCATGACTTGTTTTAGAACCTACACTACGAACTGCACTCCATGTACCACCTATCCCTCCTCCAACGGAAGATAGCCATGCATTCTCTGTATAGTGTTCACTAATACCTCCTCTGCTGTCTTCTACATAATTAAGAAAACAACTAATAGGAAGGCCTCTTTGTGTACCACCATTGGAAAGAATGGGAGTTGCAAACATAAACCATAATTTACTGGCATAGTCATAAATTCGTTGTGCGTGTTCTTCATCATCAGCAAAAGCAGTAGCTGCTCTTGCAAAAGCCTCTTGGGGAGATTTTTCGGTATCTAACATATACCTGTCTTGTAGAGTTCTTTTACTAAATTCATCAAGACTATTATCTCTCTCGTAATCAATTATCATTCAAATATTCCTTTACATTTGAGGATAAATCCTCTAAGTCCATTCCTGATTCAATTAATGCTTGCTCTGAATAACTCTCCAAATCCATGAGTTCGGCATTTAACAATAATCGATCAGCGTTTTCATTCAAGGACTGTATAAATTTATACTTACTGTCTATTGGACAGGAATTGTATATATCATATAAGTCCCCATACTGTTCTATAAGTTGTGTAGCTCTTTTAGGGCCGATTCCAGAGATTCCAGGTATGTTGTCTCCTGTATCTCCAGCTAAACATTTGAATGTCAGAAAGTGTTCTGGTTCAAAATCATAGTGTTCGTCCCAATTATCTACTGTCGTTTCTTTTCTAGTAACTGTGGAAAATCTAGAAACACCATCTTGTATAAGTAAATCCCAGTCTTTATCCGAAGATATTAACCATATTTCTCCTACATTAAAATCATTTCGGTTTCCTACTATCCAAGCGGCCAAGTCATCAGCTTCCAAACCACTTTGTTTCAGTACTAGATAGCCTTTATCTTCTAATCGTTTAAAGGCATTTGCAAATTCCGCCATAAAAACCTCAAACTCTTTCTTTTCCGCGTCTGTTTGGTCTTTATACTTTTCTTTTCTATTTGCTTTATATTCTGGATAAAGGTTTTTGCGGTAAACACTACCGCCATCTGCAAGAATAATTATATTTCCACAGTTATAGGACTTAGCTAAACTTTCAACAGTTCTCACATAATCATTAGTATAGTATGGCACTTTCTTGTACCTCCACCTAAACGCAATGTTTAGCCCGTCTACTATCATCAAGTTTTCGTTATCTTCTAATTTTCCTACTTCTGTAAATTTCATCTATTTTCCCATACTGTTCCGTCTTCCGTTCCAGTGACCAATATAGTACGAAACTATACTCACTATTACAAAATTCATTAACATATAAATTGTATACCATTCCATTATTAATTCTCCCAAATTGTTCCTTTTTTCCACGCCTCATCGGCTTCCTTTTCGGTTAGGCCGCAGAATACACAGGGACTCCCCTTTGGAATCCAAACTTTTCGTTCTTCACAAGCGTGAAACCAAAAAGTATCTGTTAATTCTGTCATTCTAACCTGCTAATATTGTCCTCCTTTATTACCTCTATCTTTTCAAGTAGAGGGTGAGTCCAACCGTGAGAGACGATATATGTGTTCAATGTCTCTCCCAATAATATCTCAACTAATTTCTCCCTGCCATTGTCGTCAAGCACTGCTATAACTTCATCAAGGAACAGAGTGTTAATCTGCGATCTCGAAATACTACTCATTAATTTTCGTATTGCGAGTAAAGTAGCGGTGTTAACCCTTGCAAGTTCACCACTTGATAATGCTAATATATCCACAATCTTCGCATTATCTGTAATTTCTACATTGAGTCTGTCATTTGTTACTACGAACTCTAAACTGAAACGACCATCACTAAGTTCTGCAAGGTAGTCGTTCGTTAAATCTTCTAAATCTTTTACAAGATTTTCTATTTTATAAGCAAGTAGTCCGTTTGTACTAAATGCTTTCTTAAGTATTTCTAAATGGGTTGATTTGTCCTCAACTTTTCCCAAAGCTTCCACAATTTCTTCAAGTTCCCTCTCAAAATCGGCAGTCTGTTCTTGGATTATTTCCAACCGAGTATTATGTTGCGTTGCTTTATTATTCTCAGCAGCAACCTCTCGTACTCTCTCCTGCAACCCTTGTATCTTAGAAGAAAGGGTGGAAATTTGGGAAGAGACTTCCTCTTTGTCGAAAATTTGAGAAGGCAGATTGTTGTCCACCTGTCCAAGAGTTTCTTCAAATTCCTTCTGGAGCGCATCTCTTCTTCCAATCCGAAGATTATTTGTACGAGCCAGTTCAAGTTCTTCCTCTATTGTTACCATTTCATCTTCTGCAAGTTCTCGTTTATCTTGATACAAGTGCATCAATCTATATCGATTGTCCATATCTATTTCACTTTCACAAGTTGGACACAGTCCCTTCAAATCCGAGAGTTTCTCTAAGTGCGCATCGGCTGCAGACTTTTGGGCACGAAGTGTCCCAAGTTTCTGCGATTTAGCTTCAAGAGGAACTATCTCACCTACGATCATTCGATCAGGGTTTGCAGCTAACTCCTGTGCTTGAGAGATATAAAAATTATTATCTATAATTTTTTTATTTTTCTCGGAGATTTTTTCAAAATCACTTCGTAACCGCTGTAATTGCTCCTCGTCTTTTTTCGAGATTTTTGGTAGATCTTTTATTGGCAGTATGTCTATACTCTCCAATTTGTTTTCATTTAACCATTTTACTATCGTATCTGACTTGCTGTTTAAGCTATTAATATCTAGTGTAACTTCTCGTGTTGCTTCTTTGAAAATATCAAAGTAATCTACATATTCAGTTAACTTTAGCAAATCGATAAGAAACTTTTTTCTGTTCGTATCTGTCGCAGTTAAAAACTGTAATGAAGCATTAGTGTTCTGATATACTAGCTGTGTGAAAGTTTTGAAATCTAATCCTAAGAGTTCTTGTACTGTCTTATAAGTATTCGTTGCGGTGTGAGATGATATATCCTCTCCATTTTTCCACAGCTTACACTTAATTGTAGCCTTTCTAATTACATCAATTTCGTACTGGTCATCATCTACATCAAATGTAAGATTGATTTTATAACCATCATTAATGAATCGGTTTTGAATCTCTTGCTTTTTAATTCCTTTACTATTCTTATTGAATAATACTTCCTCTAATATGAGAGGAATACTTGATTTACCTTGTCCGTTAGTTCCGACAAGCTGAGTAAGATTTCCTGAATTGAGTTCAAGTGAATTGTTTGATCCATAGCTGAAACAGTTATCCCATTGTAGCGTTTTTAGAGTAATCATTAAACACTCCCATTATTGTATTTATCTTTTCGTCATTTAAATTAAGTATTGCACTCAAATACTCTGCTAATTCTTCCTCGATTGTGAGATTTTTCAGATCGAGCGTAGATTGACTACTTCGTTTTACTACTTTCTTATCCAGTAGTTCTGAGTTTTTCACATTGGCTAAATCAGCTACATCACCCTCTATTTCATAAATAGTGTGGTGAAAGTCTGTTAGTATCATATCGGCTGGATCAGTTACAGTTTTTCTAAGTAACTGTGGAAGGTCAAATTCATGCCATGTCCAAGTCCAGTCGTCATGTATTGTTATATATCCTGTCTTGACTTCTTCTCTGTGAAAGGAAGTTGTCATTGGGCTGCCTGGATAGACTATGTTTCTTTGTGTATTTGAGTGACTATGCAAATCTCCAGCAAAAACTACTGGGAATGCTTCTAGTCTGTCCAGATCAACCTCAGGTACTACGTGAGGGGGTATCTCACCCCGCACATGAATAAAGAGAGGCTTATTCACATTACATTCCTCTATTGATGTAGGCTTATGTAAGTCTGCATATGGAAGTATTGTAAAATCCCCGTACTCTGTTGTCTTGTCTACTATTGTAACAAGCTTATTAACATCTTGGGTTGCTCTCTTTAAATTTGAAAAGAATGTTTTATTTTTCTTAGTCGCTTCATGGTTTCCATCGTAAATGTAGGTGGGTATAGTTACCCCCCTTACAAAATCGAAGTAAAGTGTGAGTTCGTCCATTGAGGGAACTCTGTCAAATAGGTCACCGCCTATTATATGCGTATCATGAGTTTTCTCAAGTTCTCTTATATCTTGAAAAAATAACTCGAAACGGCTACACGCCCACGGTAGCGGTACATTCTTTTGACCGAGCTTTAAGTGCCAGTCTGCCGTGAATAAAATCATGAAATACTAAACTCTTCATTGACTTCATCAGGTGTGTCATTGGCAGGAGTTGTTACTCTCTGCAATAACTCTAACTGAGCATCAGGTGTAGGTCTAGGTAAGACATCGTCCATTGAACGAAGATCTGCAATTTTTTCTTGCTCTTCTTCGGTTAAAGGTCTTTTCTTACACTTAAGTGCCTGTAATCTGTACTCAATATTAAAGACATTAGGTCCAGTCTTAACTCTTTGAAAATGGATATCCCACCCTTCAGTAGGGTCTGTGGGATCACCTAAGTCATCTGCAGCAACCATAATTTGCTCCATTAATTTTTTCTTTAAGTTAAGGACTTTAACATTGCCATCAGCTGGGTCAATACATTGTGCTGCATATGCCCAACCACATTTTAGGTCAGGAAAGAAATCACGGACGTGATCTTTTTCCTTGTTATTGAATGTTTCTGTATTTCTGTCAAAAGCAAGACATTCCATAGGAATATTCTTGTTATTTTCGCCTTTAATCCAGTAAACATATCTAGGTAATAGATCGCCTACTATACGAAGAACGTTGTCTCCATTTTTATAAGTATATTGGTCTATCTTTTCTTTTTTTGCTGCGCCTTGCGCTTGATTAAATTTAATTGCCATTGTTTTTTCCTTTTGCGTTATCCTCGAATTTAAAATGAATTACTCCATCTTCCATTCGAAGCAATCTGTTTTTGTTTATTAGTTCTGTAAAAAAGGGGATATGAATCAACTGTAAAGTTGTATCTCCTGTTGCTTTATAATGTAAATAGTTGCGATAAGATGCTATCATAACATACATAGAAGCTTCTACACTACTGTACTTCTTCCGTTCTACTAATAGCTTTTCTGGGTTTATCAAGAAACTGTGTCCTGAAAAATTTTTACCCCAGTACTTATATGCTGGATCTCTCGTACTGTTAGGAAGCCTCTTATGAGTTAAAGTATGAATAATGAGGAGTACCGATATTGGATCTCCTTCTGTTGCGTTCATAATTTTATCCCAATTATATTTTATCATTATATTATACCAAATTTTGAAGCCCGTGTCAAGTAGTATTTTTTGGAGGTTGTTACAAGGTGGAAACCTCATAACCCTGCTTAATATAATAACCAAGTCGTGCGCTAGCTTGACGCTTTGCAGTCTTGCCTATTAAATGTACATCTACTACTGTAGGTTGCTTCTTTCCATCATATTGACGGATTATTCTTCCAATGAGCTGTGTAAGTAACGGCTCATTATTTACTGGTGTGCCTAAAATTAAGCAACTAAGAATATCTAAAGAAATACCTTCTGAGAATATACTTTGAGTCCCATATAGTATGTTTTTATCTTTAAATATCTGATTGATAATATCAGGTCTTTCTTCGTGAGGGATTGCTCCCGTCACACAAACTGCGTCATCACCAGTGAGTTTGGCACAGTTTTTTAAAAAATCTACTCTATCAGATACCACTAACACTTTGTGACCTCGTGCAGCATATGCACTTGCAGTCATAGCTATAGAGTTTTGATACTCTGGATTATATGCCAGCTCATTCACTCTATTAGCCCAAGGGATAGCGTTTCCGTCCATGAATCTAATGTCCATGTTTAAAATATCTATTTTAGGCATCATAAAGTTTTCTTTTGGTGGTTTTAAAACATTATCTCCAAAATAATCTCTAAATACTACATGCCTACCATCTTTTCTTGTTAGTGTGCCTGTAAGTCCAATCTTATATCTAGCACAACTTTTATCTATAATTCTTGAAAAAGTTGGACTACTAACATGATGCATCTCATCAAGTATTACTAGTCCAAATTCTCGTCTAATCTCTGGAATCCTTCTGTATAAAGTTTGAATATTTCCTATCACAATAGGACTATTTATATCAAATTTTCCACTACCTATGACTCCAGGCTCAATTCCAAATACTTTTCTAACTTCATTTTCCCACTGCTTTCTTAATGTTAGAGTGTGGGTTACTACTAGTGTTTTCTGACCGAGCTTAGCAGCTATTGCTAAAGCTGTAAATGTCTTTCCCCAACTTACCCAAGCGTTAATTATACTGTTGTCATTTACCTCATCATATACTAATTGTTGGCTTGATCGTAACTCATACTTAAATGGAGGAAATTCTACGGGTTTAAGTATTCTTTTGTCTACTATATCGTAACCATATGGTATCATGGTTATACAACCAGATGGAATAGTTATTAAATCTTCTCTAATAGTTCCCATATTTTTAATTATTAGCGGTGGATCACCAAACTTAAATGATGGGATAGCATAAGTAAGCTCCCCGTCTATTTTCTTTTTAGTAGCGGGTAAAACATCTAAGTATATTCTATCACTTATTACTGCTTTCATGTCCTTTAAACCATTGTACTAATGAATATCTCACTCCTACAGTTAGAGGTGTAACTTCATGATATAGATTAGAAGGAAAAATTATAGCAGTTCCTTGTGCTCTTTCTATAGGGTGTCTATCATAATCAAATATTAAATCTCCGCCCTCATAATCTTCTGATTTAGAAAGTTGAACACTTACACTTAGTACTCTATTATTTTCTTCATCTGCGTCTTTATGTAGTCCATAGAAATCATCTTTTCTATAGATTGCAAACTGTAAATCTTCAGCTTTTTCTATTACATAATTATTATAGTGTTTTGTAACTAATTCATATATGTAACTTTTAAGAAAAGTATTATCTATAAAAGATATATTTGTAGACCTTCCTTTAGATTTTGTATTATTTTTACCAATACCTGCGTCTATTAAAGGGCGAGTTAACCCCTCTCGAATAATAGTATTACAAGCCATTTTTGGTATAATTCCTTTAAATACTTTTATCATAACTTACTTACGGGATCTCCATTTAGCTTAAGATGAGCTGCGTGAGCCCACTCAATATTAGGTGTTATTACTGTTTCTAGCGTATATATTCCTAACTTTAAAGCAATATCCATTCTTTGATTTCCATACATACAAATCCATCTTCTAAAGTATTCCCATTTATTTACATACTTAGACTTAACTTGTCTTAAAGCTAGATCATAGTTATACTGATTATTAGGAATTACTATAATTGGATTTTTAAATCCATTTTCTGCAATATCATCAAAAAGAGCATTATATCCTGCTTGTTCATGTCTATGACCTACTATTTGAAATATATCTATAAGTTTTATACTTTCAATTTCAAATTTTTCTTCAAGTAGTTCCAAATCTGCGGTTAACATATTTACTTTCATACTTTTCTCCAAGTATCCTTTTTCTTTTCCTCCGATATATCATATAAAATCCACGGAATTCCTGCCCTATGAAGAATCCCTGCCCAAGAAGCATTCTCGGGCAGAGGCCTTTTAAGAGTAAAGGGGAAAGGGCAATCTTTAATCCATAGCGTACTCGCTATAGTTTTTTTCTCTACTCTCAATATCTTATGATATTTTAAATCTACTTTATGTTTCTTTTCCTTAGTGAAAAAGAAGCCTGAATTATCAATGTAATGCTTCCCTTGATGATTCAGTAGAGATGGTATATCATCAACCATGTACTTTAAAGGGTACATACTTTTCATAGGACTTTTTAATCTTCTTATTCCTATAGTATCTCCCTTCATATTTGTATCGTCCAATACTTGATCTTCCACCCATAAAATCCCGTCTATTAGTTCTACATTGTCTGTATGTACAACAAATAGAGGAAATTCTAGTGCGTCATAAATCATATTTATCCTCAAACTTTCCAAATGAATAGTCATCACCTATATCAAAGTCACAACCTACTGGAGAGCCTGGGATACTTAATCCTCTGTCTTTTTGAACACATTCTCTTACTAAATAACAGTAAGCATCTACTGCTGTTTCTGATACTTCTGCTAATATTGAATCATGTACTAATGCAAATATTTTTGCTTCGGAACCCCAAGGCATACGTTTCAACTCATTATGAGTATCAATTGCGCCTAATAAATTTATGTCTGAAGCTATGGACTGAACTAAAAAGTTTAATCCTGACCTAACTTCATGACTAGCTACTCCTTTATTATCTGACCTTACATTAGGTAATCTTCTTTTTCTTCCAAAGTGAGAATAAATAAAACCATGATTCATAATAAGAGCTTCACATCTACTAATCCAACTCTTTAGTCTATGAAATTGTCTAAAATAATCATCAATAACTTCTTGTGCCTCTTGAATACTAAAGTATCTTCCTGAGTCCTGTGTTACTTGTTGAGATATTTTACTAGGCCCTGCTCCATACATTATTCCGAATGTAACAGCTTTTGCCATCTGTCTTTCTGTTTTATAGTGTTCTGCTACATCTTCTACATTACAGGGTAGATTAAATACTAATTTCGCAATACTACTATGAAAGTTTCCCCCATCTTGAAAAACTTTCTGTAAGTTTATATCATCAGAAAGTACCGCTGCAACATAAACTTCTGCTGTAGTTAAATCCATAGCAACTATTTTATTTCCTTCTTTTGCTCTTATACAACCTTTTACAATAGGATTATCTCTAGGTATTTGTTGCATATTCATTTTACCACTAGAAGATAATCTTCCAGAAGTTGTACTATGAATATTAAACCCTGTTCTTAATCTACTATCTCCGTCTAGCTGAGGTAAAATTTTATCCAAATAAGTATTCTTGATTTTTGACTTTTGTCTAATACTAAGAATATGTTTTGGTATTTCATGTTCTTGAGAAAGTTTCTTTAGTACTTCTGCGTCTGTTGAATAAGCTCCTGTCGCAGTCTTTTTAGAGGGTTTTAATCCAGCGTAATCAAATAATAATGTTCGTAACTGTACTGTACTATTAGGATTAAATTCTTTCTCTTGTAATCTTTCAAAAGTTTGTACTTCATCAAATTCATATAGTTTAGATACTGCTTCATCAATATCTTCTTGCATTAAGACAGCAGCTTTTGCTAGTCTATCTTTATCGAAAGGAACTCCTGTATCTTGAACATCTGTTAAAAATCTACACGCTGGTATTAGTATATTTTCATATACTGACCATAGCTTATTATTTTTTCTAACTGCTGGATATAACTTTTCAAATATAAGTAAAGTACATACTGCGTCCATAGCAGCATAGTCTTTCATTATTTCATATGGTATTGAATCCCATTGAAAATCATTTTTAAGTATTCTATGAGATTTTCTATATCCATCTATCCAATCTTGCAAAGGTTTTTCATAGTCTCCATAAGGAGTATATTTCATCGCAAGTTGTTTTAGTCCATGTGTTCCAGGCTGTTCCTCTAAACAATAATGAAGAAGCATGGTATCATGAAATCTTGGAAACTTAAAATTAAAATGGTATTCAAAAAATGCTAAGTCAAACTTTGCATTATGAAATACTACATACTTAGTATTAAATATAGTTTGCATAAGTACTTCAATACCTTCATCTATTATATCTGTAATTATGTATGCTCCTTTATCTTTTTCGTAGGACATACTGAATCCAATCATATGTCCGTCTCTTGGATACAGTCCTGTTGTTTCCGAGTCTAATGCTATAAACTTATTTTCATGCTTTAATGCTTTTTCTAAAAATTCATATAAATCTTCTACATTATCAATACCTATAGCATTTTCTTCAGTTACTTTTACTACTTTCAAATCTCCCTTAATAAATTTAATTATATTACTTTTACTTTCGTCCCATAAAGGTTGCGCCTCAGGTTTAAAAGAAAGCATAGCAGGGTTAATAACAGGCAGAAATTTGTCATCTATAACCCTGCCGCTGTACTCTGTAACAGAAGTTGCTTTTGTATACATTTTCAGCGCTTCGGATCCAACTAGAATAACCCAGTCGTATTCATCTATGTTAATATCTATATCAACATCTGCTTTTAAAACTTTTTTCTTGCTTTTGTCTGAACATAAAGCATACCTATCGAACTCAAAGGCTCGCTCAAACCTATCTTCATAGTTTGTTACGCTTGGTTTTGTTTCAATAAGTGCAATTTTCATTTATATATTATATCAAATTTTAAGTGCCATGTCAAGAACTATATAACCTCTCCCTTCTAAAATGGGACTTCGTAAAAGTCGTACCCATAATTAATATCCTTAAAGAAACTTGGTATTGTCCACCAATCGTCGTTTCCACCGTCTTGTCCTCCTTGTTGAGGGGTTATTAGTCCTTGCTTAATAAAATCTTCCACTTGTTTCCTACTAAGCCAGACAATATTGACTTCCTGTGGGTTATCTCTCCAACCTCTACGAACATGGCCAAGCTCTTCTTCAGGGTTTATTCCAATAAGAACAATATAGTCCCAATCTTTGTGCATACCTATATGTTGCCACTTAAAATTGTCGTGCTTTATTATTCCCTTTTGTTTATTAGCAAAACTAGTCTTGACTTCTATCTTATTTCCATTGAAACATAAGTCATAAGCCATACTAGCTCCTCCTGTGTGATCGTTTTCATACTTAAAAGTCAACATATACTCTATGAACTTCTCGCCTGTAATACCTTTTGCCTTATTACCTTGCTTCTGCCAATAATTATATCTACTTAAAAGCCACTTATCTGCGACTTCCTCACCATTTAGCTGATCTAAAAATTCATCTACTCTATCTGAGCAAAATCTGCGCCATTGATCGCCTATTCTTTTTCCGCCTTCCCAGCCGTCTACTTGCCAATCCCCTATTATTTGTTGTTCCATTTTTTTATCCTCTCCTCTGCTACATCAAAATAAGTTTCATCTAATTCTATACCTATAAAACTTCTATTACACTCTAAAGCTGCTATAGCTGTAGTTCCCGATCCTATTGTCATATCTAAGACTATATCTTCTTCATTGGTATAAGTTTCAATTAAATACTTAAACATAGGTACAGGCTTTTGTGTAGGGTGAAGTCCCGTTCTTTCTTGTGCCCACTTTTGTACTGTTTTAGGATATCTAGTACCTTTATTCTCTTTATGCATAGATTTTAAACTTCCTTGTGTTTCTCCAAGTGTTTGACCACCTTTTGCTTCATAAGCTTTAATAGGTGCTCCTTCTGTCATTTGGGGGTTATATGAAGGAGCTTTTCTATAAAAAACTAATATGTTTTCATGATTTTTTAAGGGCATAACCTTTGCATTAAGTGGGTTAGTTCCTTGAGGTTTTTCCCATACCCATTCGTACTTTAAATTTTTTATATTACTCATTCCAAGTGAAGAAGTAAAAGGCTGAGCTGCAGTAAATACCATGGCCGCCCTTTCTTTACAAACTTTATTTAAAAGTTTCCACATTTTTTCTAAGTCAATGGGAGTGTCCCACCTAAGCTTAGTTGTTCCATAGGGTAGGTCACATAGAACCATGTCTACACAATTTGCTGGAAAAGTCTCCATTATCTCTAAACAATCTCCTAAGAATAATTGGTTTATCAAATCTTCTTTTTTATCTTCAATTATATTTTTACTCATATAATCTCTCCTTTAAATTAATTACTTTACTTTCAGCTAGCGCGCCGGGATCGATATGGTCACCTAAGTTCACATTTCTACTTATTAATCCCAGTCTTTCGGCTAACCCTTTTATATTTTCAGCAGCTTTTTGGCCTGCTTCATCACCATCAAATACTATATCTACTCCGTCAATATTTTGCATTTTCAAAATAGCGAGTTTATCTTCATCTACATTGTTTGTTCCGAAACAACAAACTGCATTAGATAAGCCCTTGTCGAAAAGATTTATCATATCAAAAATCCCTTCGACAAGAATTACCTTGCCTTTTATAGGTTTTACACTAGAGGGATAAAGTGGTAGTACGGCTTGGGGAGGATATATTAAGTACTTTGGCGTCTCCGTCATAGTCATATGTCTACCGTTAAAAGCTACCACTTTCCCTGTAATGTCACGAATAGGAAAAACAATTCTTCCGTTAAAACTCCTATCGTGGTGTAAGAATGCATCAAACTCTTTATAAGTTTCAGGTTTAATACCTCTCCAATTTCCAACATAAGGAGTAAATCCTTTTGGAAATTCAAGTCCTATACTTGATGCTCTAGTTTCTTCAATTCTTTCTTTTAATTTTTGTCTTTTTATTTCTAAGTAGTTAGCTGCTGCTCCAAAGTGCTTAAACAAGTTTCCCCTGAAACCACAAGAAAAGCAATGAAAAATTCCTGTTATATTGTCAATTCTCATACTAGGGTTAGTATCTTCATGCTCTGGATTAAGACATTTTACTAAATAATCCCTTCCAGATACTTTAAAATCTAACCGTTTTTCTTGTAATAGTTCTTCTACTCTCATATTATAGTAATTAATATAGCTATAACAAATATAATGCCCATTATTGGTATTAATGCTTCATTCATTATCGTGTTCCCATTTTAAGTTTTCGCCTAAGTCCTCGTAATCAGTCATCTTTCTTCCTTGCCCATCAACTTCATGGTCATAGTACAGGCTTTTAAATACCAATTCTTGAAGTTGGAACCAGATGGCTATTGCTTTTTTCCTAAAATCCTCGTCTGCCCATAGATAAAATACATTATGATAATCTGCTAAAAATCTATATACCTCTATCTCTATATTATAAGTTGGATCTAGGTTATCTTTTATATGTGCTACTGCACGAATCCTCTGACTCCCTGCCAAAGGATACCAATTAGTCATAGTTAAAATTGGATTTTTCATTCCCTCTTTTTGTATACTCTTTACTAGAGGTTCATTAAGAGGTACATTTCTTATATTTTCTGTTACAGTTTCTTGTCCTAAAATAAAATTAGTACTCACCTTTCTTATTTCAAAAGGTGGTTGTGCTACTAAATTAGCAGACTTTTTACCTATTCTATCACTTACCATGAGTAGCTCTCCATCTTAAGAATTTATCAACTAAATTTCTGGGTTCTTCTGCATATATTGTCCAGCTTTTTCCGCCTTCCCAATTTTCTTGAATATGTACATCTCCGTTAAAAAAAGCAGTTTCAATAATTCCATTACTACCATGTATATATTTTACACCTCTACCCCATTCTTCTGCGTCTTGCTTAAGTCTAACTTCTTCTACTTTATCACTATACTGCGTCATGTATTTCTTCTCCCGATGCTACTGCATCTTTAATTTTTGCTCTATCTTTTGGGTTCATTGTTGACTGAGGGCCTATTTTAAGTGTTTCCCAATCCATAACACTTGTGAATCCTTCCATTTTTGCACTACGCATTTTTGTACAATTAAATGTAATACATTCATCTTCTGGAGCCCAAGTCTCTATAGTGAATGCCGCATCTGCTGCGTCTAAAATACCTTTTGCAAATCTTGCCTCTCCTGTATTATCAGTTTGATAAGGAGAGAACACAGGAACTTCATATTCCTGTGCCATACTTTTCAAAGTTTTACTAACTTCAATTTGTTCTGTCCAATCATATTGACCAGAACGAGAGGGTGCGTTGTGGCGCTTTACTTGGTTTATATAATCTACTATAATAACCCCAACATCTGTTTGGTTAATTTTGCTTTCAAGTTCCTTACGGATTCTTGATAAACTTAATTGCGGATCATACACCACATCTAGCTGACGGTCTCGAGTAAGTTTTTTCTTCGTGAGAGTTTTGTGAAATTCATCAAAATCTCTATCTTCATAGAAATTAGGCAAATCTTCTTGTCCATCTTCAAATCTTGATGCCCACCACTCTGCTACTCTATTCCATTCAACATCAGTAAGATTTCGAGTGGATAGTCTACCTACTGGTACTCTAGCTCCTAGTGCACACATTCTTTGTAGTATGGAACGGCTGTCCATTTCTATCGTAAAATAGATAGAACTTCTGCCTTGATTATATACATTACTTGCTATATTTACACAAGTTAATGTTTTACCTGCTCCTCTACGACCTCCCACAAGCACCAAATCTCTGGGGGAGAATTTCATTGATTGGTCATAATCATCATTAAGACCAAGTGGTAAGTATTTTTTCAAATTCTTATCAGAATCGAATAAATTAATACTTTTCATATCTTCTTCAGGGGGTTTTAAATCCACTCTATCTGCAACATCTAAAACTATTTGTTGCAACGACTCCACATTTTCTTCAGCAGCTGATATAGCTACTGTTCTTTCTATAAATTTATCTAATTCATCTAGAATTTCTACTTGTGTGTATTCATTTTTTAAATACTCTAATAAAATCCATGCGTCTACATCAACCTCAACGGCTTCTATAGCAAAGACTTTTTCTTGTAGTTTTCTATCACGAATAGATAGTTTTAAATCTTCAAATGTGGGTAGTTGATTAAAATTTTTCAGATGTGTACTAATGAGTCTATGTAAAGACTGATATTCTGCAGGCAAATAGTTCTCCCTTAGGTTGCCCCAAGTATCAAAATCTTCCTGTGTAATAATTTGCTTTAATAAAGCTGAAGTTAGGTTCAATCGTTATCCTCCCAGATAAGAAAGGCAGAAGAACATCTGTTCCTCTGCCTTAATGTTAATGAAATTTAGCTAGAAGCTTTTTCTTTTCTAGCAGCGCCATCGTAATCAGCACAAGTTAAACCTCTTCTGGTTAACATTGTTTTAACGCCTCTTACGGTTTTACCGATTTCATCTGCGATCTCTTCAACAGTTAAGTCTCCGATTTCACCGTTTAATTCAGACAAAGGGTCGGCTTTACTTGAGCCTTTTGTAACCTTTTGTCTAGGTATAGCGCCGATGTCGCCAGACCTGAGTAAGCTAAGAGCCTTTCCTCTAATTGAATTAACAGTTTTACCAAGAGCATCTGCGATTTCTTCTACAAATGCTCCGTCATTTACCATTGAGGTAAATGTGGCTTCTTCTTCGGGAGAGTAAGTTCTAACTGAAGCAGGCTTCTCAGCTGGTTTTACATGGGAAGTAAGTTCCATTGATAGGATTTTCCCTTGTATTGATTTTGCAGAGAATTGTCCGCCTTCGAATGAAGACGCAATGTCTGCGTAAGTGTACTGACCGCTGTTGTCAGTAACGAATTGTGATAGAGTAGCTTCTTGCTCATCAGAAAAAGTTCTGTGAGATACTGAAGATGCTAGCTCTACATCGAATCCCATTTTTCTCAATTTGCTAGATACACTTCTTGTAGAAGTTTCTAGGTGCTCAGCAGCTGATGCTACTGTAGCTTGAGAGATTGGGCTTTCTGAACCCACGAAGTCTGTAAGACTTTGAGTTCTTTCATCTGTCCATTTTGGTAATGCCATTTGTTTCTCCGTAATTTATAATTGTTTTAGGTTTGTTATTATTTGAACACCCCGTTCTCGGGCTGCTTGTGTTTTTGCGGATTCGATCCCGCTTTCGTTTACTAAGATTGTTACATCTTTTGTTAAACTATTTTTGACAAGGTAGCCCTTTTTTTCTAATACTTGTTTTGCGGCTGCCTTAGTTTTATAGCTTTTAAGTTTTCCTGTTATACAGACAATACCTTTTGTTTGTTCTGTTTGTTTCTGAACTGTAGTTTTCCAACTAAAAGGTAATCTATCATACCCGTCTGTCCATTCTTCGTAAAACCAATCTAGTAAGTTCTCTCTTGCTTTTGGGCCTAGTCCTGCTTCCCTACATACTTTCTCGTTCAAATCTAAAAGCGATTTAACCTTTTCACATACTTTTTGAGAAGCCGTAGTTCCAATTAGCTTTATTGAAAATGCTGGTAGTAGGTCTACTAAGTCAACTTTCTTACTAGCATTTATTTCTCTATGCAGTTTAACTGCAAGTTTCTCGGATTGAAGTGCGTCTATCATCATTTCAAGAGGCAATTCATATAGGTCGAAGAATGTTTGTATCTTCAATTTCTCTACAGTTTTAGGGCCGAGTCCCTTTATTTTGAGTGTTTTTGCAAAATGCTCAATCTTTTTTGTCGTTTTACCACTACAATTAGGGTTGTAACAAAAGAGTTGGTCTTTTTTCGGCTTTAAAATTGTCAAACATGAAGGACAATTTGTAGGCGGGATTATTTGTTGCAATTCTTTTCTCATTTATATATATTATATCAAATTTCAGTTGCCATGTCAAGAACTATTTTTCGGGAAGTCCGAGAGAATCAACGAATCAATTTTGAAACACTCTGTATGACCTCCAAACTTAATTTTTGGCTGGTACTTATCATCTTGATAAATTTCATGTAGGTACTGTTCTTGTATCCACACATGATAAAGGGTATCAGTCCAAGTTCTTTGAATACGGATATCGTACCCTTTAAAACCTCTGCTACGCTTTACAATATGTCTCCAGTCCTTCCCTGAAGCGATTCCTACTTTGATACACTCTCGTTCAAATGTTTTTCTGTTTACTAGGACAATTCCGTATAAGACACCCTCTTTTTCCATCTCTTCGGGGTGGTTACGGAAATAAGTTTCGTTATATACACCAGCCACTATGCATAGTATCCCATGAGGAATCCTATGAATAGTACTAAAAATGTATATGCTATTAACTGATATGTGTTCATTCTTTTCTTTATTAAATTTTTAAATAAAATCTGCCTTCCTATCATAATGTGTGGCCCTTGCATTATAATTCTACTCTTTCAAACCACATTTCAAATTCATTCTGCACCCATTCTCTGGGGTCGTAATCAAGTTTATCTGCAATTTCTTCGTTAGATTCCCAATCATCTGGTAATTCTTCTATCCCTAATTCATCTCTTAAGGGTTGGAGTATCTCTCCATCATCAAGCTCTTCATATTCGCCTCTTCCATCTGCCACTCCGACAAAACACCAACCTTCATCTTCATAAGTCATTCTTATATCAACTTCTCCATAACCTTCTAGGTAATTTTGTAAGTTTTCTATTAGTGTAATAGGGGGTGACCAAGCAGAATACCCTGAAAAGAAAAGACTATCATGGTCTACATAATCAATATTACACCACTTAGCTCCTACATTATCTACATAATAGTCGTAGGAATTTTCTAGCCAGTCGTCCTTGTCATATTCACCTCTCGGCATAAATGCAAGTTTATCAATATCTATTAGTTCTTCTACTTTATAAGTTTCATCACTATTAAATAGCTGTCTTTCATATTCTTCCATTACCATTACATTTTTAAAAGCTACTTCTACATTTGGGCTTTTTGTGCTAACCTCTATATTAAAATATACATGATTTGCCATTAATCTACTCTCCTTACTATTCTGGGGATAATTTCCCCACTTCTTATTACTTCTACTTGACAACCAATTTCTAAGCCTAAGTCTTTAATAAATTTTATATTATGTAAAGTTGCTCTACTTATTTTCGCGTCATCAATCTCTACTGGTTTTAGAATAGCTACTGGAGCAACTACTCCTGATTTTCCCACAGTCCATTTAACATGTACTAGAGTTGTTATAACTCCTTTCTGTATTCGTTTAAGAGCATATGCTCCTCTGGGGTGGTGTGAAGTATGTCCAAATACATCAAAATCTTGGTAACTATCTATTCTAAATACTAAGCCATCTTGTGGATACTCATTCCAATCTGAATCTAGTACTGTGCTAAATCCCATTGAGGTTTTTAGCACAGACATAGACTCTGAAAAACTTTCTGCTAAGTAAGGCTCAGCGTTGTATGAAATAAAGTGAAGGTCTCTAGTTTGAAACTCTTCCTCATCTTTCAAATTAAGCGCTCCGGCAGCATAGTTTCTTGAGTTCTTAATAGTTTTTGGAGCAACTATTTCCCCAGTTACTTGTAGTAGTTTTGGTACTGGAAAAGTAACTCTGTTTGGCACTAAGTGTTTTACTAAATGTGTAACATCTAGTCCTTTCTTACCATCTCCTCTTGTTAAAACTTTATGTAACTCCCCTTCTAAATAAGTTAAAGCCACCGCTGCACCGTCCATTTTAGGACTAACCACGACTGGTTTTTTATATGATTGAAAGGGGTTTTTATCATAATGTTCATTATCAAAAATTTTCTGTAATGAATACATACGATATGTGTGGGGAAATCTGCCATCAGCACTTCCGACTTCTTCAAAGTTAGATAACTCTGCAAGTCTATCAAATTCTTCATCTGACATAAATGGTTTACCATTGTAATATGCCATTGCTGCTCGCCTTAATAGTGCTTTTACATTTTCCATTGTTATATTATAACAAATTTGAAATGTAAAGTCAAGAAATAAATTCAGGTAAGGTAAATTTTATCTAAAATATCTTTAAAGTGAGTTTCTAAGATATTCTTACTTTCTGCTAGGGATAAAATTTCTACTAATCCCTCAAATAATGCTTTGGAGTTTTCAAAATCGATAGGCATAGCTACGCCGTCCTTCGTAGGTTTAAAATCTCCATCAAAGTCTAAGTAGTATTTTCTAAGATGTAAATACTCTGTATCTCGAAATTCATTTATAGTTAATCTAACCTGCTCTGTACCCTCAGCATTTTCATGAATTAACTTTGTATATACTTCTGGGGCTTCGTATATCTTCATTTGTTCTTTAGTATTGAACTTAAAGGAACAATACTTGTAACATCTTTAGGTTTTAATAACCTATACGAATCGGTATCCCAACAAAATAAAAGAACTGTATCATTAGCCTCTCTGGCTCTATTCTTTTTATTTTGAATATATCTATTGTCAAAGTCTAGGGTACAGACATTATATTTAATTTTTCGAGAATTTGTACTTCTGTATGTAATAACTGCGTCACCACAGCTTTTAACTGAGTTTTTGAACTCGTCTTTTTTCACTAATATACTCCATTACTATTAAGAAAACTCTTTCTTCTTAGTAACGGTAGTATAATTAGTTATTTATAGTGTTGATAACACCTGCAAAATAAACAGCAGCTTTACCAGTCAATTTATCAATGATGTCATCATCAATATCTTGTCCAGCATCACTCAAAGCATCTTTTAAAGTTTGCTGTGAGTCTGCTTTGCTTACTCTACCTCCGCCACCACTTGATTTAGCGGAACTAGTTGCAGGAGCTTTTTTCACATATACACCAGCTTTTGTTAAAATCATTCTAACCCCGTTAGGACTTTCTCCTAAAGTGTCAGCTATATCTTTAACAATCTCCATACTTGTTTCTGGAGTTGGATCTTCGCTTGTGTACAGCTCAACGGCTTCGGCTTTGCTTTCATCAGTCCATGCCATTTTTCTTCTCCTTGTTTGTTGTTGAAAATAAAATCTATCACTCATATTATACTAAATTTTGAGTGCTGAGTCAAGAACTATTTTTTGGAGTTAAATTCAGCTTCTATTTCAGTAATAAATTGATTACATTGGTCAATTTTATCTTGAGTTAGAGGTTGTCCGAAATTCATCTTTAAATAAGTTCTTAACCCATTTAGTTTGTTCTTTACTTGTTCTTTAGAATGTATCATTATTCTAGGTCGTTTTCGACATACTCAAGTTTTTCTTGAGCGTGTGCTGCTTTTTCTATTTCAGAATCTATTGCAGCTAGTATATCTGGGTGTTCTCCAATACCTACAGGCTTTCTCATATATACTTCTATATTTGCATTAGCCCTAGCTATTTCACCTTGATAGCCCATTATAAGGGCGTCTTTTATTTGGTCTCTCATTTTTCTTCCTTTGTTACTGTGTTTACATATGCTATACAGAAATTCCTTCGAGCTCTATTACTTACTACTATATGAGGTATGAATGGTACTAATGGTATCATACAAAATATATAAGTAAGAAAAGCCAGATTTCTGTACTTTATCATTAAATTTTCTGGCTGTTTCTTTTCTATCATATACATACTAATAGACCATGTACGAAAAATCATCATAATCCAAGTACTGACATATGCAGAAACTATGACTGTCCATAGTCCCATAACTTCTCCTTTATTAGAGTTTAACGCCGTATTCCTCTAAATGCTTTAAACTTCCTAAGTCGTAGGCTAATTGATGTGCGTTGAATCCTCCTGTCATATAACCAAAATGGTCACTCCATTCAGTATCTCCTTCAATTACCCAAATACTATATAAACTACAGCCATATTTTTCTTCATAGTTTACATACTGAATACCTGCATTTGCATTTTGGTACTCCTTAGTATATTCTTTTTTAATTATAGCTGGAGCGTGATAACTTGCTGACCAAACTTTTTCTCCTTCTTCAAAATATTCACTTACACATTCATCTGGTAAGTAGGCTGGGCCTTTTCGTTTTGTTTTAGGTAGTTTTTCTGGTACTCCTACTCTGTCTAATATGTTCTTAACAAAAGTAGTGCTTCTAAATAATCTTTTTGATATATCCGATACTGTTTCACCATTTAAATAAGATTCAATAGCTTCTTTAATCTCTAAAGTTGTGGCTTTCTTGCCTCTATTTTGAGATTTTCTTACTTCTCGAAAAGATACTGTTTCATTAAATTCGTCTAATATTCTACCCAATCTTGTAGTATTATAACTTATATTTAGCATTTCACAGGCTTCCTTTTTTGTTATCGGATTATCTTGATTAAGTAATGCTGATACTCTAGTAAGGTTTGCCTCGTCTAGTTTCTCTCCTGCTTTCTTTCTTATTCCTCTAGTTGCCATTAGTCTGCATCATAATTAATTTGTCTGTCGTATTCTATATCTTCTTCTTTTGCTTTTATTCGTTGTCCAATTAAAATAATTGCATAATGAATTATCTTAAATAGGTCTTTTTCATCATAACCATTTTTCTTTCCATATCTTTGTGCATACTTCATAATGTTTCCTATACAGAAACCTTCTCCATGTTGTGCGTCAAAGATAACTTCAGTTGCTTGAAACTTACCTGAGCCATAGTGCTTTTCATATGTTGCATCTATGTACTCTTTTAAAGATTCTAATACCTTATCTTCTTTAAATTCGTAGTTCATTTTTTTCGTTTTTAAATTTAAAAATTCATAGTTCATTTTTTTCTATTTCTTAATTCTCGGTATCTTTCTGATAATGTATTGCTGATTTCAAAATACCAATCTGTCATCATTACCCATGATACTAGAAATAACCATGCCATAAGTGAGAATATATACTCAAATATGGTAAATGGAAATAAAAATATGTCTAAAAAATTCATATATCTCCTTCTGCTCTAATTTCACTTCTAACTACTTCAAAGCCATTAGGATACCTACTTTCCAATTTTTTGATATTTTCTTCCATTACTTGTTGAGGTGTGTACCCTAGTGCTGTGCAGCCTTGAACCCAATACCAAAGCACATCTCCAAGCTCGCGCATGAGATGAAATCTTGCTTCTTCGGTAAATTCTTTTCCTTGAAATACTATCTTCTTGATAACTTCGGAAAATTCTCCAGATTCGGCCTGCATGCCGATAGATGCTGTTAAGAGTTGTGAAAATTCTGCTTGAGTGTGTACATGCAACTCCATTAGTCTTTCTACTAACATAAGTGTGCTTAAACTTTCTAATGATGTTGTAGATTTTACAAATTTTCCGTATTCGTTTAATCTAGCTTGTTCGTCTGTTATCACAGAGCCTCCTAATGTAATTTATTATTGTTTTTCTTCCATTTGGCAAGCCAAATGTCCATTTGTTTTTCCGACCAATGTGGTGGAAAAGTTACTGTTAAATCGTCTCGTAATCTAAATTTAACTTTTTTCATTACTATATTATACTAAAAAATAAGTGCCGTGTCAAGAACTATTTTTAGTTGTGGTGTATAGGGGTAGTTATAAGGTTGTGGCGGCGAGTGAAATTGATGTAAGTGTGGATTTGGATATAATATTGGTAGTGCAACTAGTCCTAGTACTGCTGTTATTATAACTAACCATAGTATTTTCTCTTTCACTATGCCTTTAAAACCACTATCCTTTGCTATTAATCTTATCTTTTGCTGTTCCCGCGTAGAGTCCGAACCAAGCTGCGCCTGCTCCTACTACTATTGATATAAGTCCTGATTGTTCAAGACTAGGGTCTGGTAAATCCATAAACCACATAGTACAGTAATAGAGCAAAAACATATAAACACCTAAAAATGCTCTAGGGAATATTCTCCATGCGTCTATCATATTAGATAACCATATCCATTTTTGCCACGGATTATCAGGTTCTCTCTCGTTCTCCATTTCCATAATAGTTTGTTTTAACTCTCCTATTTCGGAAACCATTGCCATGAATTTGTTAAGGTCAATTTCGACCTCATTTCGGCTCATGTCACCTTGAAATTGTTCACTTGGCTGTGCCATGTTTTAACTCTCCCAATCTAAAGTGGTAGTTTCTTGATACCAAATTAGCCTCTTCCTCACTCATTCTGTAATATGCTATTAGAACTGCTACTGCTTGTGAGGGGTTGTATTCTTGTTCTAATAGTAGTGTTTTGTATAACTGACTCGGCTCGCCGTCGTCCATATATCTCCTGTTGTCTTAGCCACTAGCAACCTGTAGCATCTATATCGTCTAGATACTTATTACTAGAATCGCTTCTGTCGATAGGCTCAATTTCTGTACTATAAATTTTTGTTAATTTATATCCGAAATCGCCCTCTTGTAAGGCTTGTGGTAACCAATCTCTTACCGCCTTATCGGTAACATCAGCTTTAGCTGTTATTATTATTTTAAAATCTTGTTCTTTCATATAATTGTTGCGTCTACGGTTTGTTTTATTTTAAATTGCTTTACTAACCAACTTTCATATTTGTTTATGTACTCTTGTTTTGACAATCTATTACCTGCAGCTGGAATGGTTAGATTTTCTTCTTCATGGTCTAACCACATTCTACTACAAAAACTTTCAAAGTTGCTTTCCCATTGTAAAAGGTCGTTCCATCGCTGAAACTCTTTTATGTGCCTATTCCAGAATTTTCCTTTATAGGCGTTATGTGATTTTTCTACTACTTCTTTAATTGTCTTTTCCATTTTGAATATGTACTGGTTTATTTTCTAACATTGTAAATGCTTCTGCTATGTACTCCTCTAAAGTCATTCCTCTTTGAGCGGCGTGCATACCACAATCATTTATAAAGCTGTTAGATACTTCTATTGTTTTGCCCTTATATTTAAGTTTCATTAAATAACTGAGCCTCTGCTTCTCTTCTTTTTACTAAACCTGCGAGTACTTTTCCGCCTGCTTTGTTCCATCTTTTTATTTCTGTGCTTGCTGCGTTGTAGTTACCTGCGTTTAGTTCTTTCAGTAAGGTACTGTTTTTGAAATTAGTCGGCCCTAAGTTGTATACCCATACTACTAGGGCATCAAATTGATTTTGTGTAAGTGGTACTGTCACCATGCTTTCTATGTAACCTTCGTACTCTTCAAGCTCTGTCAGTAACATTTGCTCTGCTTGCTCTTGAGTTATAGTCATGCCATCATGGACACCTTTTGTGTGCCCGTAGCCTATAGTCCATACTCCTACACTATCTTGATAAGCTGTAAGTTTACAACCCTCAAAGTATTTGAGTATTTCTGTGCCTTTTTCTCCTAATTTCATTAAAATTCCTATTCCTATTGCGAGTAGTATTATTGCTACCCATTGTAAAACATTATTCATGACATCTCCTAAAAAAGAAATGCCCCGAGTCGGCTGTAGTTGCTCTCTTATTACTGAGACTTAATCTACAGACTTAGAATTTATCGAGCTGCGGGGTCATTTCAAACTTCTACCAGTAGAGTATTGGGTACAAAAGTATAAATACATTTGCCAATATCAATACTGTAAAAAAGCTCCATTCGACTACTTCTTCAGCAGCCTTTTGTGTTTTAAAGATTCCTTGAATCGCTCGCAAAACTGCATAGCGATTTAAGAATCGCAATGCTCTTTGCATAGTCTTTCTCCTAGCCTATATTTATTACTTTAGGCCTCTCTGCTTCTGGGGTATTTACCTCTAGATTTATTACTAACAATCCGTCCTTAAAGCCAGCGTCCTGAACTTCAACCCAATCGCCAAGAGTGAAAACTCTCTTAAATACTTTTCCGCTAAGTCCCTTATAGATGTAGCGCTCTTCATTTGAGTCCAACTCTTGTTTTTCCTTACCCTCAATGGTAAGCTCGTTTTTATGTTGTTTAATTTCTATGTCCTGTTTCTTCCAACCTGGCAATGCCAATTCAATTCGGTAAGCCTCCTCTCCTATGGCAACTAGATTGTATCTAGGATAATTAGTAATGGGTAAATCTGTTACCCTATTCGCTAGCTGATTGTGCAAGCGATCAAAACCGACAAATAATTTGTCGAAATCGTTAAAATTTAATGCAGTTTGTAAACCTGTCATTTCGTTTCTCCTGTTAGCTCCTTTCGGCAGCTGATGTGAGTTCCTTTCGGCAACTCGGTTATAAAATACAGTCTGTACACAAAATCCCGACCACTGGTGGAAGTGGTACTCCTATCCTCGCCCTCGGAAAGCTCTGTTTCCTACTCGTGCCAGACATAAGCGTAGGTTTTGTTTAGGCAGTCCTACAACTGCAAATCTTTTATGTGAAACTTTTAAAATTTCACTCTATTATTATACTATATTTTGCACCAACTTGTCAAGAACTATTTTTCAGTCCTCGTCTAGTTCTATCATGCCCTTTTCTTTGAAGTAGTCTATCGTATCACTAATTCCTTGTCTTTTTGCCACAATCCATGTCATATGAACTGAAAACATAAAAAATAAAATATAGATAATGTTCCATTGCGTTTCTAAATCCATAAGCTCTCCTTCATTCCTTATTCTGGTTAGCCCTTCCCAATGAATTTTTTCAATATATATATTATATCAAAATTGAAGCGCCAAGTCAAGATTTATTTTCTACTTACCTAAAAATAGTTCTTGACTTTTATTGGTTAATTTGTTATAATATAAGTATGAAAAAATCTCAATCAAGTAGATGGAGCGATAAAGAAATTCGCCTACTGAGTCAATGGTATGGCGATATTAGTATAGAAGAAATGAGCATTTTAGTGGGAAAATCCCATAGTGCCATTCGTTCTAAAGTCCACTACTTAAGGAAGCGCGGTTGGGCATTTGATTCCACGCGTAGATAGGAGAAAATCATGGCAAAGGTAATACCTTTTCCCAAACCCTACTTGACTACCAAAGACAAGTCGGATATAATCGTCAATGACCTCTCTCTAAAATTATTAGATTTATTGGAGAGAAATGGCATTGACACCACTCGTCAAGGTTTTATCCTTGACATGGCATGGGTTGTTAAATTTTTAGAAGTAACAGTTGACAACTCTTTTGGTGTGGAGAACCCACTAAGTAAACATATCAGGCAATTTGTGCCTACGGATTTATATGAAAAAAATGAAAAATATACATGACACAGAACAAAAATGTATGGCTACTTGGTCAGAAGAGACAAGTAGATTACTTGACATTGAAGAAATAGATCAAGATGAGAATAGAATCGCTGAAATACTTGAAGTGCAAACACTTAAGTTACAGAGCGAACCTCAATGTATTGAAATAAATTACGAAGAGCTATATCTTAACTTAACCATACAATACTTTAGAAAACTAATTAACAAACTACAGACAGCGTGAGACGAAGAAGAAATGATAACTACAATTTCGATAGAATGCTACGGCAGTTCAAACGAAAAATGCAACGAAGCGGTAAGCTAGAAGATTACCGAAACAAACAGTATTACAAAAAACCTTCCACCAAAAGACAAGAAAAAATGAACGCTGCAAAACGCAGAGCGGTAGCTTTACAAAAAGCAAATTCACTTGGGCCAGAGCCGCGCCTACCAAAACTATCCAGCAATTATCAACCACCAGAGGAATAATTACACTTTTTTATGTTAAATAAAACTCGCACAGATTTGAGCCAAGATGACCTACTCAAAAATTCTTGTTGCAATTTTGCTAAAAGTGTGGTATAATATACTCATAAATTGGAATTAAACAAGGCTAGCAGCTGTTAATCAACTCCAATAAAACCTAAACAAACAGCATCACCCGAATGACGGCTCTCCGAAGGAGAGACGGCATGAAGGCTGATGTCTGGTTTTTGTTATTGTGTTTGATTTAATTCTAAGCAACCAAATTGACCGTTGGAATCAAACAGTTTAAAGACTTTATCCAATTTAAAGCCACTAAAGCAAGTTGCTACACTTGCGTCAATTAACCCCACCTACTTTTTTGCATAACTTGGTCAAACCGAAATTATTTAAACATCTATAAACCTTATTCGACCATATCAAATTGCAACTCAACCTACGAAAATTTCCCCTAGTCTATAAAAAGCCCCGTTGCGGTTTAGTATAAAGAAACGGGGCTATAAAAGCCCCGCTGCGGTTTAGTTAAAATACTTCAGTTTTATACTTCGTTTTTATACTTCTTTTTCCATTCCCACCTTTCGCCCTTCCAAAAGTGCCAAGGCCTCTTAGGTCTGCTCGGCCCCGCTAAAACATCTTTCTTAGTTATAGTTCTCCGCCAATACTTATCTGTATAATCCGCTTCCTGCCTTTTAGCCTCTTCAATATCATCACTTTCGTCATGCTCTGTTGGGTGTATTATAGGCTCTAGTTCACTCTGCAGTTTTTCTGACTCTGATTGACCCGCTTTCTCCTCTACATACTGGTACAGGCCGTGCCCTAAATAAATTTCTTTTCTCATTTTCTTTCTCTAAAATTTCTACTAGCGTTGTTATTAAATTTAATCTCCCGACTTCCTTGTTGTTATAATCTATTGTGTGCCAGTCTCCACAAGTAGTTATAACTCTTTCCTTTAGTAGCGTCATTGTATCATAGTACGATAACGCCCTTTCATCATTTTCTGATAATTTCCACGACTTTAGAGGATTTCTCTTGCGTTCCTCTAATCGTCTTGCTTGTTCTTCTTCACTTATACTAAGCCAAAACTTAATAAAAGTTACGCCCTTCTGTTTTTCTTCCCACCTATTTACTTTAGCCATGAATCTTTCATATTGCTTGTCTGTACACCAGCCATTAATCTTTTGTACCATAGCTCTGCTATACCACGACCTATCAAAAAAGACTATCTGATTTTTTCTTGGCATTTTTGATTTCCAAAAATTTAACCAATGTTTCATATCTTTTTTGCTAGGTTTACTACTTAGTGAAACACTATAATTATATGTAGGCAGATAATGCGTAACTTCTCTAATTGTGCTACTCTTTCCTGCAGTATCGCGACCTTCAAGTAACAATGCAACCTTGCCGAAATCTTCAGCAACTATTTTATTTAATCTTACTTGCATTGTTTCTAGTTCTATCATTTTGTATTAATAGAAGGCGTCCTGTTTATACTCGGCACGATTGTGGTATCTTTAGCAATGACACCCCTTCTATTTTGTATGTCGCGGCAATTTACTCTCTACAAACCACTCGTGTTGCCGCTTTACGGGGTTGTATTTTCTCTGTCTTAGCTTTTGCTGACCTGAAATTAATTTTGCAGTTTTATAAGTTGAATAGCAATATGAGTGGCTACTTCTAGACTCACTTTCAGGTATCATATTTACTATTTGCTTTTTTCCTTTTCCTCTTGCCATTTCATTTTCCTACTTGGTGGAGCTGGTGAGATTCGAACTCACAACCTTCTACGTGCAAGGCAGATGCTCTCCCGTTGAGCTACAACCCCTAATTAAAATAATGCCATATAGGTATCATACTTATATAAAATACTATAATACCTAATGTAATCCAATCTTTTCTAAGCCATATAAACCATACTATTAGAATTAAGACTGCAAATGTGATGTCCGCTATTAGTACATTTGAGTAGTCTACTACCCAAACTTTAGTCTCTGCGCTCAACCATTCTACCATTCCATAGCCTTTCATGCCAATAATATAATACTAGCTTTGTCAAAACCTCAACACTTGCTATAGAGCCTGCAAATACTAAATTGCCTGTTATAAAAAAGCTCAATACAAATGTATCTGTCGTTGCTAAAATCCTCCATGTTAAAGTTTTGAAAAAACTCCTTTTTTTGCTTAATCTTGATTTTTTACTCATGTCTTTCCCCCATATCGAAAAGGTTTAGAAATCACAAATGGATTTCTACTCTTTCCTACCCACTTAAAATGGAAGGCTAGCATAATTGGGTCAACATATGTTGCCCAGTTACAAATAGCCATACTGTCTCCTAGTACGCCGCCTTCACAATAATTTTCAATTAATTCTTCACTATCTGCCGACAAATAATGATACTTACCAAATTTGTCCAAAGCTTTAGCAAAGAAGTATGAGCCTTTAACTTCTGTATATAAAGGCTCTTCCTCTTTATAATGTTGTCTTAGTATTTTCTCTAAATACGGATCTTCCATTATGGATTAATCCTCCTACATACATCAAGTAAATACTTGAGGTCTTGTTTTGGAGATTTTTCTAATCCTGCTATTCTATCATATTCACAACCTAAATGACAGGCTACTTGTACTAAGATTTCTCCTTTAGTCATGGGTAGTTCGCCTGTTTTAGTTCTATAGATAGCTTTTTGATATACTCCCTCTCTGGAGAGCTTGCCAATTATAGATTTTATACTCTTATTGAGTTTTTCAGCGAGTTTATCTACTGTTTCTCTATTTGGCTGTGCGGTATATTTATCAATCATATACTGCACTTGTTCGTCTGTATAGTTTGCTGCCACTACATTACTCCTACAATTAATATGACAAAAGCTATAAATACAATTATAGCTATGTCTGGTTGCCAGTTCCACATGCTACTTATAATATAGGTTTAATCCCAAAAAGGCTTCTCTATCGCCACTTATTTCATTACCTATATTTATTTTAGCATTTCCACTTGAGCTAGCAATTAGGGTAGTTTTACCACTAGCGCTAGGCCCGATATCTTTGCTGGTATCTATCTTAATCGTTAGCATACCTGCATCATCAACGAAATATTCTAGGCTTTCGTTTTTACCTATTCTTATAGCTTCTTCCACTATTTATCCTCCTCTGGATTAAAATTTATATCAAAATCGGGGATAAATTCAAAATCATCTCCCCACTCGTTTGTGAACCCAACTTCTTGTTCATCTTCAAATCCGCTTAACACGGCTAATTCTTTTAGTAATTCTTTAATTTCTTTCACATTACTACTTATCTTTTTGGCTATTGTATTCTTATCATTATGTAAGAATGCATTTTCAAGCTCTAATTCTTCAAGTCTAGCTTCTCTCATTCGGATTCTATCCTCTTTAGCCATAGAATTAGGGAATTGTATCACTTTACCACTATCTTTCGCCATAATAATCCTCCACAGGCATACTCCACTCTATATAGATTGGGCCTATTTCTAAGTCATTCTTTCTGGCATAACCAGCTAATGTTTCAAATGCTTTTTCTTCAAATTCTTCTTTAGTAGCACAGTTTAATACTAATTCTTTTTTAAGTGAGAAATCAGCTATTGCTTCTCCTACCCACCTTCGTTTTCCTACTATTTTACCATCTACTATCGTTTCGCCCGTACGCTGATTAACTTCAATAAATTCTCTTGCCATTACCACAACCTCCATTTTTTCTTTTCTTCTGTTTTTTCGAGAATAGCTACTTCCGCTTGTAGTTTAGCTATTTCTTTTTGTTTCTTATTTATAGCTATTTGATACTTTTGAGCTTCTTCTACTTGTTCCCACCATTTTCGCACTAAAATCCATGCGTCTTCTGGCTCCATAGGTTCATAACTTTTAGTTATATACTGCATCATATCTGTCACTGCTATTTTACCATTTACTATCTCGAAATTTAAACCAAAATCATCACAGCCACTATCTAATAAGCTTTCTCTTTCTAAAACTTTACAAACATCGGCTGGTATAGTTAATGTTTGCTCTGTGTATTGTACCGCCATTACTCTACTCCCTCAGCCATAGTTAGAAATACTACTACGCCTATAGTTATACTTAGAGTTACGACTACTGCCATTGTGGCTAATATTGTTATTTCCATATTAGCTTAACTCCCCTCTTCGCGAGTTCCTTTAATGCTTTAGCCCTCATTTTAGGCTTAGCATTATGTTTGTTTAAATAAGCTATTAGTTCCTCTTTTGAAACCATAGCCATTGTTCTAAATTTTTCATAAGTTTTAGCTGACTGACCCCATCTGCCTGATTCAACTACTTTATGTCTTTTTTCCCACATCTCTGCCATCTTCTTTCCTATACTGTCTGTCTTGCAACTCACTACTGAGCGCAAATATTAATAAACTAGCAAATTTTTCATCATTTGCCACCTGTGATATGAACTTCTTAAAATACCCTGTATCTTCTGCTGAGTTCCTTAGCTTTACTACTAAATCCCTTAAGCTTATATTTTCTTCCCAATCCATCTATTTTCCTTATCATATAATAGCATATTATAACAATAACCATGTATAATAGCTCGTTAAAAAATTGTTTTATTTCGTTTTTATACTTCGTTTTACTACTCGCTTTCACTCGTATTTTTCCTCGCTAACGGGATATTTTGCAAGCCCGCTATTAGTTCTTTATCGAAGTATGCTGGCGTACCATCTTCTGGAGCGCCATTGAAAAAATCGTGTATGGTAGGCTCAAAATAGTAAGAAACAGGCTTTGGTTTCTCCTCCGCCTGCTCTTCTTTTTTTGCCCTATAAAACCACACCATTCTTCTTCGCATTTGTCGCAGATGTCTATTACTTCTTCCTGCCACCTATGTTCTCCTAACGCCAGGAGCATAAACATATTCTTCTTTTTTGTCTAGCGTAGCATCGATAACTTCTTTACTATCTACTTTGACTGCGTTTGTGCCGTCCCAGAAGCCAACCATTTTTCTTCTTTTGATTTCTTTTCTGGCATCTTTACCCCATGTGTCGTTTCTTTCTTTTAACATGGCTAATTGCTTGTCTGTTGTTCCGATTAATAATGTCATTTCGCTACTCCTGTTCGTTTTCGTTGTTAATAAATTTCTTTTTGCGATAATACTTTTTCCTGTCGCGAAATCTTCTTCCACGCTGGAACCTTGCAGCGAATTTTGCTACTATGTTCCGATTTTTTCTCTTCGCATTTTTTGTTGATTTTTTCATTGTCTATATTATATCACGCGAGAACAAGAAAGTCAAGAATTATTTTATGCAAGGCATAAAAAAACCCTGCCGCTGGGCAGGGTTTGAAAAATAACTTCTAAGCTGTTTGCCTTTTTCTAGAGTAATGAGCCGTAGGAGCCCGTTTATAGCGATGTCCTTTAAACCGCCGACCTACTTCCATTAGCCCTCCTTCGTTGCTGCATGAGGTATAGCCCATCAATGCCATGTCCCCCCAACCTATCTTTCAGGATTGTGCCAGTAGGTTCTCTGCAAAGGTTCGTTGCCTTCGCTCTGCTACTAGAGTACCATATTAGGTCGCCTAGATACATGGTGGCTCCTGCTTCCTTTTCGGTATTCCACCGACCGCGGAGCTGCTCCACATTCTGCTACCCTTAAAGGTGGGTAGGCTTTCCAATCTCTCGCTCATGGAGGCGTCTAAAGTTCTAGCACTTGAGAGAGCTGAAGCAACTACTAAGTGGGGTGCTTCACCGCACTCCGAGATGTTTTCGTTGCATCTACGGGTCAATCACGCCCAGTTTCTTTGGTATCGCAGACAAACTAGGACACTGCGTGCTTGAACATTTTTCCCTATATTTAAAGTGCCGTTATCGGTGGTTGAAGCAATCGCATACACTTTGCACTATATTGTTTCGCAACTCATTGCGTGCTCACTCAGTATTTATTCTTGCCCGCTGAATTTAAAAGAGCCTTTTCGGACAATACAAGAGCAGTGCCTCTTAAGCCTAGTTAGTTTGCTTACTTAGTAAGGCTTACTACTAACGCCTGACTTGCCATCTCTTAGAAGCTGAGGACTGCGAAGAATGAATTGATTCGAGCCCTCTAGAAAACTGTCTTGATTTGTTCAGTAAGCTTTCTTTGCTTCTTTTTGTAATTTCTATTATTATATTATATATCGCTATTAATAAAAAGTCAAGAAATTTTTTAAGCAACACTTAAAATAATTTTTTTAAGTCTTGCCTAAACAATCCCTGCGGGGGAATCTCACGATTAACCCCCGACTTTTCTTAGGACTTAGCTTAGGTGATTTACTAAGTTTTGTAAATCAACTTTGCTAGCTTTCACTAATGTTGGGAACTCTGCGTTAAGTTGAGCATTAATTTGAGCAACAAGTTCTGCTTTGCGAACAACTGGCTCACCTGATTTGGTTACTCTTGGTTGTGCGATATAAACTCCTTCTCTAGATAGCTTCGCAATTATGCTTCTTACGGATTTCCCGAATTTCTCAGCGAAAAGCTCAACTGTTTCTCTTGTAGGATTAGCTACATAAGCTTCAGTCATTTGAACGACCATGTCGTCTGTGTAATTTTTAGCTTTTTCTGCCATTTCGTTTTCCTTCGTTATGCCTATTAGGCTGGTTAATAAATTTTTCATTAATTATATTATGACACGCTTTCAACCAAAAGTCAAGGAATTTCTTAGGCGATATCCTCAAAATTTTGGGCAGGCTCATGATACTTTTCTAGTTCTTTTAGCTTTTGCTCCTGCCTAGCTTCCCAACCTATCGCTATAGTGCATACAGTTAGGAACGCTATCATGGAATAGAGGAAGTTCCACTTTTTCCAATGGTCGCGTAGTTTGCTTTTTTGATAATTTGTCATTCTTATATTATATATGGCGTGCAATAGAAAGTCAATACTTTTCTAACGCTTAGCATCAAAAAATAACGCCAACGAATTCTCGGGGCCGCGACGCGAAATGTCGAATTACATTCGAAAATCTCGCAAAAAGAGGAAAAATCTCGGCGGGTGTTCTCAAAACTTCGCATAACCCCGCCTAAGTTTTTTCTTGACAAATCCTACCCCGCTATGGTATAATACCACGGGTGGGGAGGGGTTAGGTTTGAAATGGCCCCGCTAGGGCGGCCACGCGGAACACCTTCACATTTATACTTCATATTCGCACTTCGGCGCAGCGAGCATGCTTGGCGGGGTCAAAAAGTCAGTAAGGCGTTGAAAAATTGAAGTAGTCGCTCAGTAGTTTCAAGGGTTTGGCAGTGAGTTTATAGGGTTTTAGTAGATTCGCTCAGTAAAAAGAGACCCCGCTAAAGTTTTTGATGCCCCGCCAAAGAAAACACTTGACATGGCGTCTGTGGCTATGTTATAATGGGCGCGGCACCGCCTGTCGCTGAAAATAACCTGTACCTTTTTGAAAAAAGTCCTTGACTCGCACCCGTAAGGTACAGTATAATACAAATCATGGAAAATTCAAAAACAACCCAAAAACGCCCTAGCAAGAAAGTTCTTCTTCAAGCTATCAGCGACAAAGGTGTAGATAGAAAAATCGTTGACTCTTTAGCCAGATCCAACATTGACGCTCTCACCTTCGTGAACAGCTTAATAGTGTAGTTTTATGAACCCCGCCACAGGTTTATCCCTCAATGTGGCGACCCCTGACGGGCTCACGGGCAGAGAGCCAAGCATAAGCGAAAAAAGGAACAGATGTTGTAATAGCTGTGGGAAAAGGTGAAAAGCAACAAATGTTCCTTTTTTT